CCTCGAAAGGAATTTCTCATTGTAATAATGGCACGGTTCGCGGCCTCAACTTTGGCGGCATCGAGGCGTGAAAAAGTAAGGTTCAGCATCTTAGCATCATCAACAAGTTGCTGAATTTTCTTGCTTCCAGCGGTCAGTAAATTGAGTAATTTTCGGGAGTCACCGCCCGCGATTTCGTCCCAGGCGAATGCGCGTTCGCCCAAAGTACTCATTTTGTTAATCTCGTCGGATAATTTCTTAATAACCTCAACGGGATTCTGTTTGATAAGTTTCTCGGAGGACAAGCCTAGTAATCGGATTTGGTCATAAGCGGATCCCATGCGCGTAACCACGGCCTCACCGATGCGCTGCATGATTTCCTGGAGGCCTTCGTTAAGGTCTTCAGTCGTGCTCCCCATTTGCTGTGCGGCATATTGTAACGCTGCAAGGTCTTTTGTGGCGACACCCATGCGGTCGGACAGTTTCGCCGTGACATCGATTGCCTGCATGGATTCGCGCACAAAATACGCCATGCCGCCGATACCCGCCATGCTGGCCAGCGCTACGCTTGCCGACCCCACTCGGAGCGCCATGCGCTCAACGTTGGCGGTAAATCTGCCGACGGTACGATTGGCTTTTTTAAAACCTTTCTGGAACGCGGCCGTCTTTGCCGTCAGGCCCACCGCCAGATTTGCAATTACTGCCATTTTTTAACTCTCGATCTCACAGCCTGTTTCGATTTCGAGGCTGTCTGCAAGTAAATCAATTGACAATTTCGGGATGTCGAACGCTGAGACCTCCAGCCTAAAACCACGGCACTTTACTTGCTTTCCATCAAGTTCAATAATAGTTTTGTTGCCATCTTGCCGAAATTTGAAGTCATGAAACCTTGCCATTTTTGATAATCCCCCCGGCCGCCAACATTACCCTGCGTTGCATGTCCGCTACCGATTGCTTGCCCCGTGTCGCCCCAACAAAATCCGGCATAAAATCGCCCGCCGTGTAATTCTTTCCCTTCGCGGACATCACATTTGCTATCGTGGCCGCGATGATTCCGGCGCGTAAGTCCGCTCTTTCCTCGCCGAATGGCTCAATTCGTGCGTATGCTTTCCACTCGGAAAATTGTGCTGAGTTAACTTTACTCATCACATTATCGACTGACATCCCCAAATGGCCTGCAAGGCGATACCAAAACCGGCGATTCAAGTTTTTTTTAATGTGTCAAGGAGCGCCGCCTCCTCTTCCTCGCCGATACGGTTAAGCTTTTTGCCTGCCTCGAAAACCCGGTCCAATGCGACCGCGGATTTTTTGGTCAATACCTTGATGTCTTGCGGCGTAAAAAGCGCCTCGCCGGATTCATCGCACAGCACGGCAACGGCAAATTTCGCCCTGAAATCAACCATTTCCTTACCGGCAATCGATGCCTCGAATGCGTCCCGCTCATGCCCGGACATCATTTTGACGTTGACCGTTCCGCCCCATTCCGGCACGTCAACCGATACCATTTCGATATCAGATGCATTTAAAATATCGTCGCGGGATAACATCGGCCCAGCACTTTTTGTTTCCTCTTGCGGCTCTACAGGTGCGGGGCCGCTCATTATACAAGCCATTTTTCTTCCCCCTTGTTATGATACCGCAATAGCGCCACAAACCTTCACGGTTACGGTGGCCTCCATCCGCTCGCCGATTGACGCCCCGGGTTTGTAGCCGCTCATAAACCCACTGAATGCCCAATTTGCAGCCGGCGATTCAGATCCCCAAGTGATAGTAATCGTTTCCACCTCGACTGGCGAATCGGTAGTAATAATCGGTGGTGTAACGTCGCCATCGTGCTCGACTGTCATCGTCATGGTCCCGCCATCGTAAAGCTGCCCCGGCAGGTACTCCATCACGTCCGACGTGCCCATGTGCGTGTTATCCACCTCGCCCCGGCTGACATCCGGACCGTCTATCGATATTAGATTCATAGAAAACCCCGACGTCCCAAATGTTACGGTTGACCCGTATCCATCTGCCATAATGCCCCCTCAAATAATTTAGTAATGTATCTAAATATGTAACAAAGTATTCTTGTATGACACTTGCAATACCAGTGTTCCGCCCCCGGTCTGGCATATCGAACCCGTCAAGGTCGTTCGCCAATCTAATGTGCTGGATATTCATGGTCTGGTCGCCAAGCGTGACCGAACCGTTGTAACCATTCAACACGTCTCGTATTTCAGCCGCCACGGTACGCGCGGTATCGTAACCCTGACCGTAAATGGTCAACTGCACGTTCGCGCTTGAAAACTTGTTCGGCGATACTCCCGACATCACGTGATAGTGCTGACTCATGACGCGTTGCTGAATCACAAGCGGATAAATTTCGTCAAAGGTTCCGTAAGGCGTGTAAATTCTGCCGCCTACCGAGGTATTTTTTAACAGTTCGCGTATAGCGATTTCTGGTGTCATTTTGCACGCGCTTCCTGCAAGATGCCCGGGACCAAGTTGAATCGGTATGTCCGAAGCACATTTTCTTTATTTTGCTCAAGCGCTGGTCGCAAAAACGGCCGCCCCGGAACAAACCCGACCGCACGCCCTTTACCTGTTCGGAGTTTGTTTTTCGCCGAGCCTCTTAGCCTGCCATCCTTGCGCGTGACCGTGCCGCCCGTAACCATCCGGTGACCGAACTCGACCAAATGAGCAATGCTTGCGTGCTCTTTGCCCGCACGCGGTCCGACCGCCACAAACACCGTTTTTTGCCTCGAATACGTCCGCTTACGCTTGCCAATTGATTTTCTTAGTGCGCCGGTTTCTTTCGGCACCCTTGACCGCGCGTCCCTGGCCACCGGTGTCATGGCTTTGCCGGCGGATTTCCCCACATGCTTTCGGAACACCTTTTCAGGTAACGTTTTCAGCTTTTTTTCAAGCGCGCGCTGTAACGTTTTGTCTATGGTGATCCCGATTTTCATATGACCTCGTCGCAAACCATGACCATTTTTTGGTTCCGCTCATCAACATTGATAGGCGGGCCTGCCAACTCGAAAATCCGAGTGCCCCAATAAATTCGGCAGGCCGCCGTAACGTCCGACCGGTAGTGGGTTTCGGCCTTGTGCCGTAGTACCCCCACAAGCCCCCCGGCCTCCTCGTCCTCCATGCTACTTTGTGGCACCATTGACGCCCAAACCGTAGCCACCTCCACCCAAGCGCTGATTTGTTTCTCACCGCTCGCGGTCGGGGTGATTATCGGCTTTTTTATGACGATTTTATGATTCATATCAACACATGGGCAAAGATTCAGGGTTGAGTAATGACTGTACAGCAATTGGCGTGCGTCGCAATTGCGCCTCGGTGGTCGCCCCAAGATTCCAAAACCAATGATGCACCAGCAACTTGATAGCGTGAATAATTTTCACCGGGATCGTCGTATACCCCGCAACGTATTCAATCGACACAGCGCCAAGCGTTTCATTGTCTACTGAAGGCCAGTTTTCGTTCCTGGCCGGAGCTAAACGTGCTGGCTCGGCGCTCGTGTCAATTTGATACAACGATGACGACAACGTTTGTTGGTCACCGTTGTCATCGTAATACGTTATCGATGTTACAGACTGTACCGGCGGCATTCTCAACAAAATCTCGCCATTGTTGCCCGGGAAATCATCCAACGTCAGCGTCCATGATTGCGCCACGATGGACCGGTCAAGATGACTCTCACAATACTCGCGCGCGGCCCCTATGAGCGTTTCGATTGTGTCATCCTGGTCGCTTGCCGTGTACCTCAAGTGATCTTTCGCAACGGCCACCGTAATCGGCAACGTCGTAGGCGGTGTGGTCAATCGTAACGTCATGGCATCACCAAATATTTACCACGAGCGATGCATAGTTGCTATCGGCCGTGGCGTTTTTAGCCCGAATCGTGGCACCTGTCGGAATTGATACGCCGTTCACCTGCACACTTTGGCCCGCCGGGACATACAGATGGTCCGTCGTGCCGTTATCGAAACTCACAATCGCCGGATTGGTCGCGCAATATGCGTAAATACTTCCCGCCGGCAACGAGGTGGCGGACACCAGTGTGGCGTAGGTGTTCGCCCCCGTTGCATCCGTCCCATATTCTGGATATTTCGGCTTTAAACTCATGGCCTACCCCGCACTGATTTTCATGATGCCACCGCTATTATATAGCTGCCCCGCCACCGATGGGTCAGAGCCAGAAGTCGCTATTGTCGGCACCAAAATCGTTCCGGAAATGGACGTGGTTTTTCCACTTGCGAAAGTAATCCCCGACTCGGCGAAGGTTAACAAAGTATTACCGCCGGAATCCTTAAACACCAGTGAACCGTTTGACCACTCGGCCTTTACGTTTGTGATGGGCATGACATCCCCCCCCCTACTGCACGGTCGGCATAAGTTCGGGCGCCGTGTTGATATCCATTTCGACGATATAAACCGCGGCGACCAGCTTCGCCGAAGAAATGGCGGCCAGGTCGCATCTCAGGTGGTCAAAATTGTTGTCGGCATCCAGGTCGCTCGGATACACTTGCAACGCGATCATGCTCACTTCCTCACCACTGCCCGTGTCGTCATAGGTTTCGCTCGCCGTGGCTTGCGTTACCTTTGTCCACGTTCCGGTTGCGGCCAAGGTCGAAGCGTTTACGCGCTCATAAATCCGGCCCGTTTCCAGGACGGACAAAACCTTAGCGCCAGTTCCGGCGTTGTCCTGGGCCTGATAAAGCGTCGGCGTAATATCACCGGACGTCGGGTTCCCGTCACCACAGGCGAATAAAATCGTAACGCTCAGCGCGTTTGCCAGATTGACGTAATCGCCGGTGGTCATGGGTGAAGTGTTGGCGTTGCCAACCACCACGGCGGGGAATACCGGTTCTACTTGATATTTTTCTAGGAAATTAACACCCATGATTAAGCCCTCGCTGCCAGTTTAACGAAAGGTGACACTCGGCGAGTACTTGCACCTTTACGCGGTTTCAGGTTTTGGTCCCAAGCCGGCTTGCCGTCTACGCGGAACTCACTTCGGAAAGCGGTTTCAAAATAATCAAACCGGAGATGGATTGACATTGCGGTATTTACGGTTCCTTTAGTAGCAAGCAAATATTGTGAGAAATCAGCAAACACGATGTCTCCAGCGTCACCCAAAGCCTCACAATGATCCGTTTCAATGGCCGGTCGGCCTTTGATGGTGCCATATCCGCGCTCGGAAAGCCCGTTCGGCCCCATATAGACGGGGATTCCACCGGTGCCCACGGCGATGGCCATTGTTTCCAATTGTGGCAGGCATTCGCCATTAAAATACCATGAGCCTTTTCCGCGTGACTGTGACCAAATGACACTATTCATATTGATAAGATTTTCCGCCACAAGAGTATCGGCGGCTTGATTTGTTTCCTTGGCCTGTTCTACGCAGATATTGGTGTCCGCGAATGCGCCTTTAGGTTTGCCAACGCCGTTGCCGAACATAATGGCCTCGGTCAGCTCCTCGTTGATAGCGATGGCTTGCTTGCTGAGTAACCGGTCGCCAAAATTCGCAACGTCCTGTAACTCTTCGTCGGTTGCGTAAGACAACGCCGCCAGCTTTTGCAGTCGCAAGGAAATCTGGTTGAATTTCAGGCTCGACCGCGTAACTTGGTCACCCTCACCGACCCAATACACCACAATTCCGCCGTGGCGGTAGGTGGTGCCGCTTCGGTCATGGTCCACGCTGCCGTTGATGACGACACTGTTGCCGCCCAGGGTCAACCGGTCACACTGACCAACCACGCCAAGTTCGCCCTGAATGCGCTCAAACATCCGATTACTAAAATCGGTCGGTACTAGAAAACCGCCCTCGCTACCGACTTCGGTATTTGCGCCCTGTGCAGCGCTGTACATCCGAAGACGCTCGTCAGCCACACTTCCAGGCGCGGAGCCGGATTTAACCGCCGTCACGAACTCAGTGTACGTGTTGAATCCGCCCTTCGGATCGTCAGCAACGCGGTCGTGCATATCCGTTACACGCGGCGGCCCCGAAAGCGGCGTGGTCGGTTTTTCCAACTCGGCTTGTCTGGCCGCACTCTTTGCCGCCAGGCAAGCTCGGGTTTCCTCACGTTCCCCGGCGGCTGAGATTTGCGCCTTCAAATCGTCGGCCTCGGCATCCAGCTCGGTCAACCGCGCGTCATCGCCATCATCAGCTTCCGCTTTTGTTAGTAGTTCCTGGATCGCGGCTTCCACTTGTGCGAGCTTCTCCAACAACATTTTTTTACCCGCCATTACTGCCCCCTTT